GTTGATGAGTTGCTTAAACTCAGCGGCAACGATGACAGGCGGGCCGTCATACGACGGTGAGAGGATACCCTTCTCCTCAAGCACTTCTTCGAATGCATCGAGTTTGGGAGACGGTTCCGCGAGCATGACATCCCACTGCGTGATGTCATCCGGGTCGTGTTTTACCATCTTCACAGACGATGACGCGACCTGCATCAAGCGAAGTGATGCTTCAAGATGGGATGGTGCAATGAAGAGATCGCCATCAGGTGTTCGAGTAATGAGGCGACTCTTGAGTTCGCTATACATTTTCGACTGTGATGCAGCCATATCGACATACCGTGTCTGCCGCACCTTAGGCGGAAGCTGCGGGAGAACGATAGCCTTAATCATTCGTCGAAAACGAGGGTCCAGGAGTTTGAAGAGTTCTTCACGTGTGTCGGGGTTGATGCCAATGATGTCAAGTTTTCCGAACGCGTTCCACGCAGCTAGGCAGTAACGTTCCACGAATTGGGACTTAGTCGGAAAATCTTCCGGTGCCACCGCGTGCATGATGGACCACAAATCACCCGGATGATTTGCGACAGGTGTCCCAGTAAGCGCCCAGCGATATTCGACACCTGGTTGATGCATAACATGCCAAATGGCACGTGTTTGCAAAGACTTTGGTTCTTTCACCCGATGGGCTTCATCGAGCGTGACTGTGACAAAATTGAAGTCGTTGAGTTCCTTCTTGTGTACTTCACACCGTGCTGTTGTAAGACCAGCATCACCAAATTTTGGATCGCACGTACGGCACTTCTTCAACTTCACTGAGCCGAACGGCGCAAGACGCGTGAACGAACGCACCGACTCGATGTTCATGAGCACGATGCAATGCGGATCTTGTTTGGCTTCTTTGATGATTGCGCGCTTCTTTGCTGCGGTGCCCTCAACATTGTACACACGTGCTGTCGGCATCCACTTGCTGACTTCACGCACCCAATGCCGCTTCACTGAGTTTGGGCAGATAATGAGTGCAGGCAGTGCGTTTTTGTGTTCGTGCTCATGCGCTAGATTAAGAGCTAGCGTTTGAAGACTTTTGCCTGTACCCATATCATCGCCAAGTAGACCGGACTTGGCTCGTCGCATAAACTCGACACCGGCACGCTGATAGGGATAGAGGTGCTCATCAAGACCTGGGACCGCTGGCCACTCAAGCAAGCTACGAACCTCGAGTGCCGGATCAATACGCTTTCTGCGGATGTCCCAGGCCCAATCAATGAGTGCAGGGGTGAGCGTGAATGTCTCCTTGAACACACCGCGAAGCGTCACAAGAGAAGCCCAGGTAGGTGGAACACACCAAATTTTCTTGATGGGGAGCCACCGGCAACCGGAGACTTTCTTGATCAATTCCTTTTCGTTCCACTCGGTGGTGACGGTAATTACTTGCTTACCTTTTTCGTCAACACCAATGTCACCTAGCGGCACTCACGTTCTCCTAGCGTACGACGCGAAGTGCGTGACGTCCTGTGGGCTCTTCATGCAAACTTGCAGCCCACTCGATGTTGGCTCCGGTGTGAATTCGATTGAAGTATGTGTTGATCGACTTCTTGTCGATGGCATTCGCTAGGAATGCCGCGATCAAGCTAACTATCCAAGCAGTGACCATTTCCGAGAGAGACATGTCGTAATCCTTTCCGATATTCCGTGTTAAGGAGAATCTATCAAGCAATTACACGACGGTCAGACACCCGAATTGGCAAGCATTGCGTCAAAAATGGACGCTTTGAAGCGAGCGAGAGCAAGTGTCGCATGACGTCCTGCATCATTCACGTCGTTTGCGTCGGGTAGGTTGACTTCTTTTGGCGTGGTGTAGAAGTCCAGTCGTTTGAGCATTTCATTTGTCGCAAGCTTCTTTGCGTCAGCAGGCGGTTGCATAACAAGACGAGCATTAAATCGCTCAGCGAAAATCTTGACGCTTCCAATCGCTTGAAGAGCGGTTGGCTGCTGAGTTCGCTTTCCGGTCTCCGGAGTTACTGTGTACCGCTCGCAAGCGATTAGTACACCCTCTGGACTCTCGTCAGACACACGGAGGGTGTTCTCCAGCCAGTTTACTGCTGTCGAAACGTCGGTCTGTAGGAAGTGCACGCGTTTTGCGTACGTGTTGTGGAGTTTAAGCGCAAGAATGCCCATGCTTGTACCCGGATCTACACCAATGATGAGGCCGAGAGGTTTGATGATTGTCATTGCTATTCCACCTCTCCCCAACGTTGCCCGACACCAATTGATGAAGTGATGGGAACTGTAAGTAGCTGATCGTCATTCATGACGAGTTCAATGGTGCGCATGACGTCATCGAAATCATCATTAGGAATGTCAAAGTCGATCTCGTCGTGCACTGGAATTGTCATGTACGGCCCAAGTCCGGCGGCATCAGCTTCCACGATCTTCATCTTAAGAATCTCGCCTGCTGTTCCCTGGATTTCATAGTTAACCAGGGTGTACAGCTTACCTGCATCAGCGGTGTGCTTACGTCCAGTGAGTGGTGAACGCACGTATGCTTCACCAGTCAAGTTGAGATTGGCACGACCTTCACTCTCAACTTCCTTAATCCATTCAGGGACTCGACTATACATTTTGTCAAAGTCCCGCATGAATTGTCCGGCTTCATCTTCAGGCACGCCTGCGGTCTTAGCAAATTTCGGGATGCCTGCGCCGTAGATCTTCGCATAGCCACCATTCTTAAGCAGTTGCCTACGAGGATCTGCCTTTGTGAAACTTGGCTCGTGAAAAAGTTGCACACCCATATTAACGAAGAAGTCACCGGGCGTCATAAACGCAGCAATCATCCCCGGGTCTTGGGACATATGCGCCATGACTCGCATTTCGATCTGCCCAAAGTCGGCCTTGGCCCACCGGTGATCAATTGATGCGGTAAAGCAGTTGCGAATTTTCCGTCCGAACTTCGTACGAATGGGTACGTTTTGAAGATTGGGATCACTCATCGACATGCGACCTGTGCGAACACCAGAGCCGCCACCAGGCTCGAATGGGTTCTTATCGGTGCCACCCACGGTGTTGATCGATGGATGAATCTTGCCATCCCACTCCGACATCGTAAGATAGTTCGCCAAGTAGGTCGACACCATCTTCTGTGCGCGCCGGCGGTTGAGGACAGTTGCCGCTAGCGGGTGATCAATGCTCTCGAGAACCTCTTTATCCAGTGAGTACTGACCACCACCGGTCATCTTGGTGAACTCGACTCCGAACGACTGAAGCTTCTCGATGACCTTTGCGTTGGCACCCGGTGAGATGCCATGAACGTCATGACACCACTTTTCGGCTGACTTCACGTATGCATCGAGTTCATCCATCAACTTTTGCGTGTATTCACGGTCGACGACGACGCCCTTGTTCTCCATGCGCCGAGCAACCCACGACACCGCAAGTTCAAGTTCGTATGATTTTGGTGCCTCAGCCATCACCCGTGGATAGAGCTCGTCCTTGAGCTGCATGGTGAGGATGGTGTCAAGCCCACCATACATCCAATAAGCTTCAAGGTCGATCGGCACGGTGGCCCAGTTCCAGCCACCTGCCTTCATCGCATCGTCTAGTTGATGCTGGAAGTTGCCTGCGCGCCTATCGACCAGACGACGAGTAAGAGTCTTGAGCGCTGTGGAGCCGGTTGATTCGAGCACGTGCGACATAAGTCGAGTGTCGTGGCACCGGGACTCTGGGAGTGAGTACCCGAGAGTGCCACGAATCATATCGGCATCGTACGTCAGGTTGTGCGCAACATACGTTCCTTGGAAGCGCTTGAGCATGTCCGTACCAAATGCTCCCCAGCCCGGGAAGTCGATGGGAATGCAGTACGCAGTTTGCCGATCACCAAACTGGAGAAGACGTACCTTGTGAATTCTTGTGTTGAGCCCTTCTCCCTCCGTATCGACGGCAATTTCATCGCACGTCGACATCCACCGTTGACACTCCCACGCTGTCTCAATGTTGTCGATCAGATGAATGCCCTTGACTTCATCAAGACTCAATGCTTGCTCCTATTTCAGCCAGTCAAGAAACCCACGCGCTTGACGCTGCATAGCACGGCGGCCATGCCTACGCCCAAGACCATAAAAGAACGCAATTGCCACGAGAACGATTATGATTTCCATCTAAGTTCCTATGTTCCTAACACTAGAGAAGTTCGGCGTGAACCTGCACTCCAAGCTGGAGAAGTAGACGAGTACCGCTGTCATCACGATACTGTGCTGCCGCAACAACACGAGTGATACCCGCGTTCACGATCAACTTAGCGCACTCAAGACAGGGAGCCATGGTCGTGTACAACGTAGCACCATTAGTTGACACGCCATTCTTCGCGGCGAATGCGATAGCATTGGCCTCGGCGTGTACGCTGAATCGGCAAGGTTGCTTTGAGTTGCAGTCAGCCCAATGGTGCTTGGGGTCAGGGTTCGTTGGAAGCTTTGTGCAGTCGCACGCGTGATTGCAGTGTGGAAGTCCGGTCGCGGTGCCGTTGTATCCACTGGACACTGGTCTCGTCTCAATGACGATGACAGCACCGACTTGCGCACGTGAGCAGGTGGCACGATCAGCCATCAACTTTGCCATATACATGAGCGTTTGGTCCATCGATGGACGGGTCTTTTTCACAGGCAAGTTGGAGTGTTCACGCAATGCTGCGATCGCAGCGGTGCGGGTGGTGCAGAAGAATGGTGACTTGTATCCTTGCATCGAACTCCACGCGTAGTGCTTTTCTTTTGCACCACTTGGCAGTATCACGTTGACTTGCCACACGAAACCGATTGGCTTCGTCTGCGCATCATCTTCATAGATGCGCTGTTCGTTGATGTTATCTTCGTCACTCACGCTGACACCACGTTTTCATTGGGAAGAAGTGCCTCGATCAGGTCGAGTTGTTTGGTGTACCACGGGTTGGCTTCATCTTCCTCCTGCGTGGTGTTGCCCTCGAGGAGATACGCTGCGACGTCCAGTGAGGATGCATCACGACTCGCTGAGCATACGCCGAGCGGCAAATCGATGAACGTGAAATCAGTTGGCATGTGCAACTTACCCGCTGCTTCGATGTTACGTTCGTAGATGTGTAGACTCGTTGCGTGATGCACGTACCTGCCCACCGGCATATGCAGTTCGTATGCGATGGTGTGCTGAAGTTGGGTGAACATGAAGAAGTCGTACGGTACGCCCAACCACACGTCCTGGCTGCGCATATGCGTGTGCATTTCGAGAGCTGGGAAGCCATGACCGCTTTCACGGATGAGGAACTGAAAGAACACGGTGCACGGCTTGTCGCCGATGTGCCGTAGGTCGGCCTTAGTCCAGATGACTGCGATGGCTTGCCTACTGGACGGATCCTCCTTGAGGAGTTCGATGCAGTCCGCAAGTTGCTGCACCACGCGAGGTCCGTAAGCGCCGTAGTCGGGATCCGTAGCATCTACCAGGACGTTTTCGAACGTCGGAGCGGCTACCCTGACCAGATCAGAGCGTGGAGTTCCAGAGATGAGCTGGAGCGCTTCAAGTGCCGCAAGCTTCAAGTTCACACCGCGGCCAACACCGACTGGAAGCAGTGGCTCAAGGGTGTTGGGAACAATCAACGTCACTGCAGTGAGTTCGCGCGTGGGAATTCCACGTGCTGAAACGCTCTCGCCCTTATTGATGATGTGGTTGACCAACTTGACGTAGTCGCCACGTAGGTCGTTCAGCTTCAGTTCCATCAGAGCCTTTCAACACGATCATAAAAATCTGTCCGACCGCGACCGAGAATATCGTTCACGTATGTCGAACCTGTGCTGTGCTTGAAGCGACGAATGAATTGGGGGTGTGACACCGGCCAGTCAGCCCAGTGCGCAGCTTTGAATGCTTTGCGCCCAAGAGCAACCGACGTAGGCCTGTCGAGCATATGACGTAGAAGATCGATGTCATCCACATCGCATGCGTTAACAATACCCATCGAGCGAAGCTCACGGATGTCAGCGTGTCGCGCGAGTGCGTTGGTGAGGAAATGTCCAGAGGTGGACTGATACGGCATGAACGTAGGCCGGGGATCAGATGCAGAAGCATCAGGATCGACATGGTGTCGCACATCGCCGATAAGAAGCATGCGTGGTGATGGTGGACCGATGTACGTCGTGAATGGATTTAGCTTCACGGCCGCTGTCGACTCGATGCCTGCACGGTGAATGATTGCTTGGATCGTGTCATCAATCACGTGCCGACCATCCACGTTGACGATAGGCAAGAGACTTGACATCGCAACGATCTCATACAACTCATTGAGTTGATGTCCCTTGCCTGCTTCGATGAGATCATCACCACGACGAGAGATGCACTGGTCAAGTACACGGTCGTTGGCTGATACGTGCACAATGATGGCACCACGTGAACGCAAGAACATCTCGATGTGAAGACGAACACCGTCATCCATAAGCGTTGGACGGTTCAACACTGTGGGATAAACACTTTCGCCCCAATGCCAACGATCACAGATGATGTGGTGACCTCGTTGCGGACGATAGTCCAGCAGGGGTGTTTCATACTCGTCAAGTGGGTGTACTTCCGGTGGACCCTTGTGGAGAAGAGTCACGGTGTTATCGGGAAATCGCTTCTCGAGTTCACACGCTAGTTTGCTCGCAAGAGTTGATTTTCCGCTACAATCCGGCCCTTCCAATATGATGAGCATCTTACTTTCCTTTGATCGTTACTCGGTGATGTACTCTGCATTACACCTTACGGTGAGTCTATCATCTTCAGTGCCATCTGAACCAGTGATGGTTTCGATGATTGTCTCAACATCACTTTCAAGTTCGAACTTGACGGCTTCTTCCACTGACATATCAGGGTAAGCACTGAGTGGAACATCGCTTGTGTACACCAACTCGTATTTTACCCGGATGAAGCCGGGCTTAGGCGCATCAGAGGGTTGAGGCATCTTCGTCATTTGCCTGTGCTTTCATGAATTCGATGTAGTGGATAGCCTTGTTGAGATCCTCGACACCGCCCTTGTCGCGGTACCGAGTGACGAGCTTGATCACGTTACCCTGGCAGAAGTCCAGTGAGTTCGCCAGAATGTACTCGATTGGCTGAATCGCCAAGCCCCGGTAGTGGTTACCCCCAACCTGCCGTTCGAGGGGTAGAGGAGGTTCTGGGGCTGGTTCTCGGATCACTGGCGGCAGGTTGACTACACTAACCGCAGGCTCACGAGGTTGAGAGGGTTCGCTGATCATAGCTCCCATGCGCTCTCCTATTTAAATCCCGGGTGGGAATTAAAAGAGGGGACCGAGCCTACCCTGGCCCGGCCCCCATAGAAGTGTTGTCACGACCGGATTCGAACCGGTTCATACAGATT